GGACGCCGAGCTCGCGTCCAAGATGCTCGGCGACGACGAGGAGACGCCGAGGGAATACATCGCCGCCAAGCGTGCGTCGGATGCGGAGTTCGACGCGGCCTGGCGCAGGATCAACAAGGAGAAGGCATGATCACTGACATCATCGTGTGCGTCTGCATGGTTCTTGCCGGCTACGTCTGCGGCCACTACTTCCCGATCGACTGGGTCATGTCCAAGGTCAAGAAGGGCGCTGGCAAGTGAGCGAGCTCAAGGTCAACAAGGTCACCCCGTCTACCGGGACGCAGGTCGAGATCGAGGCGACGTCGATCCTGCTCGACGGGACGGTGACCACAGCTACCGTGACCAATGCGACCGGCGTGGCCGTGCAGCACAACGGCAACACCAAGCTGGCGACGACGTCGACCGGAGTCACGGTCACCGGCACGCTGACCGCAGGCAACTTCACCGGGAACGGATCCGGCCTCACCAACGTCACCGCAACCGGAGTCGGCGGATCGAGCAGCGCAGGATCGTTGAGCATCGTGTCGGACAACGCGAACAGCGGAACTGCCGGCAACGACATCGTCCTGATCACCGGGACGGCAGAGCGCGGCCGCATCTACCGATCCAGCGGCGACGTCCGGTTCAACACCGACACCCTCTGCGTCGACGCTGCGAACCAGCGCGTCGGCATCGAGACAGCGAGTCCTGCATACACGCTGGACGTGTCCGGAACCGCGCGATCGACCGGATCGATCGTCGGGACCGGCGGCATGACCGTCGACACCGACGTGCTCGTGGTCGATGCGGCAAACAACCGCGTCGGCGTCAACAAGGCTGCTCCGTCGACTGCGCTTGACGTGACCGGGACCGTCACGGCAACTGCGCTCACGGTCGGGACTGGACTGATGACCGCCGGACAGATCCAGTTTCCGGCGACGGTGAACCTCTCCACTGACGCGAACACGCTAGACGACTACAGGGAAGGCACTTGGACGCCCATTTACCAGTCGTCAGCCAACGCTTCCACGTTCATCACGTCGACTGGACACAATGTGCAGATCGGCACTTACACAAAGATCGGAAGCCTGGTGTTCGCGCAGGGGCGCATCAGGACTTCGCCAGCCGCATTCGGCGGAGCGGCGGCAACGGACGAGATATACATCGGCGGCCTGCCATTCACCGTACTCGACTATCCCACCGCAAGCGTCTCTGTTGCGACTGGATTCGTCGCATCAGGCAACTGGCCCACTACCGGATATGGATACACGGGCACGAACAGAATTCTCCTCATGCGCGCGACTGGATTGGCTGATCCTGTGTCCATCAAAGTCTCAAACATGAACACCACGGGAACCGGAAACTACGTCTGGTTCTCCATGACCTACAGGACGTCGCAGTGATCAAGCTCGACGCAGTAAACAACGTCCTTCGGCGCATCGGCCTGACGCCCGTGTCCTCTCTCGACACCAACGGGCTCTCGGCCGCGGCGCACGCGGAGCGGTTCATCGACGCCGCAGACCGTTCGTGCCAGGCTCGTGGATGGCACTTCAACACGCGGCGCGGTGTCCTGCTGTCCAGGGACTCGGTCACCAACAAGATCGCCGTCCCCTCGAGCACCTACCACATCGACACCGACGGGACGAGCAAGAACATCGACGTCACCGTGGTCGGCGGGAACCTGTACGACCTCGAGAACAACACTGACGTGTGGGCACAGGACCTCTACGTCACCTACGTCGCGCACACCGACTTCGTCGACCTACCGGAGGCATTCGCCGACTACGTCGTGACGGAAGCCGCGTACCAGTTCAACAGGTTCCACAAGAAGGACCAGGCGCTTGACTCGATGCTCAAGGACGAACTGGCCTTGCGCTGGGTCCGGCTGCGCCAGGCAGACGACGACCGTGCGGACGTCAATGTCCTCAACACCGGAGAGATGAACCAGATTCGCGGGCGGCCCCGCATGAGGGATAGGAGCGTCTACTGATGGCAAGCAACGGGATGACCAAGCTCGACGCCGTGAACATGGTGCTGTCGGGAATCAATGAGTACCGAGTCACGTCCCTCGACACCGGGGGAACGTCAGTCCAGTCGGATGCGGAGCGGTATCTGGACGACTCGACGCGGTACTTCTGCGCCATGGGCTGGCCCTGCAACACGCGGAGATCGGCCGCGTTCACCCCTTCCAATCCATCGCTTGAGGTGACGCTGCCGACCAGCCCGGCCGTGCTCCGCATCCGTGGAGCCGGGCCGGACCAGCACCGCAACCTCGTCATCCGCGGCACCAAGGTCTACGACGCCGACCGAGGGACGACCGTCATGGCGAGCCTGACGCCGATCTACCTCGACATCGCGGAGCTGCTCGACTTCGAGGACCTCGACCCGATGCTGAAGGAGGCAGTCGCCAAGCACGCGCAGCAGCAGTTCGCACGGCGGTTCTCCTCCAGCCAGCTCGCCGATGCATTCATCTCGCAGGAGCTCGGCATCGTCGATGCCATCAACCCGCGCGAGGGAACGTTCACTGCGCGCCCGCTCTTCACCCAGGAACAGAGGCCACAGCAGGGCTAAATGGCGACCAAGCCGTACTCCCAGAGGATCCCGTCGCTCCACAACGGGATCTCGACCCAAAGCCCAAGCAGCAGGTTCCCGAGCCAGGTCGCGGATGCAGAGAACGCCCTCTTCAACGTGGTCAACGGCGTGTCGACGCGCGCGGGGACGCGCCACTGGGCCACGATCGACCCGAGCGGCGGTGTCGGCATCGCGAGCTCAACGGCGAACTTCCGGATGCACCGAATCATCCGGGACAGCAGCGAGCGATATGGCGTCGTCTTCGGGAGGGACTCGCTTGGAAACATGACGTTCCACGTCATCGATCTCCTGAACCCTCGCAACAGAATCCAGTACTTCACGCTCGGTTCTCCGACCGGAGGCACGTTCACCGTCGAGTTCGGAGGCCAGACATCCGGTGCCATCGCGCACAACGCGAGCGCGGCAACCATCCAGTCCGCAATCACCGGCCTGTCGTCTGTCGGGACAGGGAACGCAACCGTGACGGCGAGCGGGACATGGTTCGTCGTTTCGTTCTCGGACACGGTCCCTTTCGACGGCCTCATGGACATCGGATCGTCTTTGACCGGCGGGACGGGTGTTGATGGAGCGTATGGCACCGTCTGCAAGCTGACCGGCCTCACCGGGGCCGTGCAGACCTACCTCGAGTCCGGTTCCTCGACCGCTTCCGACCTGCGGATGCTCACAATCGTCGACACGACGATCATCGCGAACACAAAGGTTGCGACCGGGACGACAACGTCGAATCAGGCTCTCGATGCAGCAAAGATGCCGGTGCAGATGCAGCGCACGACGCTCGTCCCGCCGACGTTCGCCCTGTCGCAGATAACGTGGAACTCCGGATCCGCAACCAAGACCGCGCCTATCCCGATGCGAATGGGATCGTCCGGAGAGAAGCGGATCGCAGACATCTCCTACCATCGCGGCCGCCTCTGCTTCGCGATGGACGAATGGCTAGTCACCAGCCAGCCGGACTCGCTCTACAACTTCTTCCCGTTCACGAGCGACACGACGTACAACGACGCCGACCCGATCGTCGTCCAGCTCGGAAGCTCGAGCGTGTCGGTGATCGACTACATGGTTCCGTTCCGCAAGTCGCTGCTCGTGCTGACGCGGAACGGGACGCAGTTCGAGATCGGCGGAGCAGACACATTCACGCCGAAGACCGCATCGCTCACGCCGGCGACGACCTACGCGACGCAGCGGGTTCGGCCTGCGCCGATCTCCTCGTTCATCTACTTCGCCGGGATCCGAGAGAACACGTCGGTGGTCTACGAGTACGCCTACGACGACCTCCAGGTGTCGTACCGGGCCTCCGCGATCACGCAGCACGTCGACGGGCTCCTCCCTTCGAGCATCCGAAGCCTCGCCGCGAGCGACAACAACGACACGCTGGTCGTCGTACCGGGATCGGTCGCTCCGGACCAGGGATCAAACGTCACGTCGAACGGCCTTGGCGGTGGACTCTGGTCGAACCCGAACTCGTGGTCCGGCTCCGTCGTCCCGTCCAACGACCACAAGGTGACCATCGCGGCAGGCGACGTCGTCACGTTCGACTCCTACAGAAACTCTAGCGCCGCCCTGTACTTCTACCGGACGCTCCGCGTCGCGGACAAGCTCGTGCAGAGCGCATGGACGAAGTACACGTTCCAGATCGACCGGATTCTCGACGTGATCATCGTCGAGGACACCGCGTACATCCTCCGCAACGCATACACATCCGACAAGAGCGCAGGATCTTCTGCGTCCTTCT